CACGACCCAATACTTGACAACAAGGAGAATAAAAATATGGATAAGAAATATATGGACGAATTGAGCGAACTTAAAGCTCGCCTAGAGGCTCTCGAAGCCGCTATGAAACCCGCAGACGAAGCCGCTGACCAAGCAGAGGATAAAGCCGAAGGCGTTGTTGCTCCCGAAGCACCCAAAGATGAGGTGAAGAAGGATGAAGCACAGATGGCCGAGAAGCTCAAAGCAGTTCTCACCGAGTTTGGCATTAAGCCCATCTCTGCTTCGCCAGTTGTTGAAGCCCCTGCTAAAGTTGAACCCAAAACTTTTGAAGAACTCGTGGCCGCCCATAGCGATTACGGAACTTCAAAGCTCAAGGCTATGCAAGCCGTGATGCTATCTAACCCCACTGAATATGCCGAGGCTCGTAGCCGTGGCATTATCAAAATCTAACAAAAGGATAAAAGAAAATGTCTACTCAAGTTGATGGTAATTTTCGCACATTCGGCTCGGCTTCTGCCATCTCGGCGTTCCGATTCGTTCAGCCCGACACCACCACGGCTGGCTTCGTTAATGTTGCGGTAACTGGTGCAACCAAAGCTATCGGCGTAACTCAAGAAGATGTTGCCGCTGGTGGATATGTTGCAGTTAAGTTGTTCCACCCGACCTTCTTCGCAACCGTCTCTGGTGTTGCGGCAGTTGGTGATACGCTCAAATTTGATGCGTCTGGCTTGGTGACCACATTGGCCGCCAACCTAGTGACGGCTGGTGTTGCACTCGAAGCGGCCACAAGTTCATCGGCTGTTATCGAACTTGCAATCCCGATGTTCTAAACAACAACAACAACAAACAAAGAAAGAATAATATAAAATGAGCTTTATTTCTGGTGGCACGACCATTCGTGCTGATATTAACCAAGCCCTCATCGAAGCCCCAGCCGAGATCGGCTTGATCGGTGCGGAAGTTCTGCCTCTCTTGCCGGTATCGGCAAAGAGTGGCGTGTATCTTAAAGTGCAGACGGCTGATGCTGACCTCTTGAACGCTGATGCGGCCAAGCGGAATGCTGGTTCTGAATACGCTCGTGCGGTTCGGAAATTCACCTCTGATACCTACGATTGCCAAGAGACCGGCCTAGAGGAATTGTTGGACGATTCATTTAAGGCTGATGCAAACCGATTCTTCTCGCTTGAGGCAGAAACAGCGAAATTCTTGCTCCGTCAGGTTAAACTATCCCACGAAAAACGGGTGGCTGACTTGCTCTGGGCAACAACGACCCCCTTTACCACGGCTGACTTAAGCCCTACGGCCTCCTATATTGAAGGCAACTTGGCAACCATCAATGCCCCTGCGGATGTTGCGGCTGGCAAGCTCGCCTTGAATAAGCTCGGTTACGAAGCCAATGCGGTGATTATGTCTGCCAATGTGTACGAGAGAGTTCGCCGTACCACCCTCTTGCAGAATCAATTCTACGGAGTTGTTTCCAATACTGGTGGCCGTCTCCTCGATGAAGCACAGATCGCACAAGCGTTTGGCGTTCAGAATGTGTATGTTGGCCGTGCGGCTTACAACACAGCGAACAAGAACAAGAGCTACTCTGGCTCGTTCATTGTTCCCGATACCAAGATCGTTGTTGCTAATGTTGCTGGCGGTCAGTTCACCGCTGGTGGATTAGGACGCACCTTGGTCTGGTCTGATGACGCTCCCGGTGGTTTTGTCTCCGAGAGCTATCGTGACGAAGCTCGTCGCTCCAATGTCCTCCGTGTTCGTATGAACACAGCGGAGAAGGTCATTGATGCGAACGCCGCCGTCCGTATCACCACGACTTACAGCTAAAAACTTGGTTGGTTGTTTCCTCCGAAGAAGGGGGAGCAGGGGAAACCTTGCTCCTCCTTTTTCTTTTAATTGACACAAGGATAATAAAACTATGGCAGACCTTTCCAATTCCGAACCTTATTACGACCAAATCTCACACGCCGCCAGACCCGGCACGCAATATGTAACCACAACCGCAAGCTCGGTTACTGGCACATTCGCTGGCCTAGTAGCCATTACAGAAACCAAGTTCTTCTCAATCACTTCTACCGTTACTGGGATGAGTTCGATTGCAAGCGTGACGGCGGCTAACTCTGTCACAATCCCTGCTGGTGCTTATATCGCTGGCGATGTTTCTAATTTCCGCATCCATTCTGGCGTAGTCCTAGCAATCGGAGATTAGTATGGCTCGGTACGGCTACGGAATGTCCGTAAGCGGTAGCAGAACCCCCCTCGTTGCTAGTTCTGGGGGAGCCGCACCCAGCGGGATTCCTGTGGCGAGTACAAATCAAATTATTGTGTCCAATAACGGCATACCGTATGGTGTGGCTAATAGCGGAAATGGAACTTATACTAAAAGTGGTATATACAATGGCGGTGATGGCGGTGATACTGTTTATTATGCCTTCAATACAGACGCAAATGCAAAAATAGCAATAGGAGGCGGCGGGCCTACTTGGTATGTTGGATTTTATTATGACAACGAGTTCTTTTACTCATTTAACACATCCACAGATGCAAATTACATCCCAACTTCTGGCTGGTCTCCATCCATCACCATCACCGCCGCTTGATGAACAACTAAACTCATTTAATTGACATCCTTCGGCGGTTAGAAATCCTATCAAAATGAAATATCCTATTTCACTCTATCTCATCGCTGGTAATGAAGAAGAATACATTGAGCGTTGCCTCAAGTCGTTTGCCCCCATCGCAAAAGAAATGGTTGTTTGTATTTCTAGGGGGTCAGCTACGCCCGACAAGACCGAGGAAATTGCGAGTGGGCTTGGGGCGGAGATCGTTCATTATCAGAATAAAAGAACTGATTGGAAGCACATAGACGATTTTGCTACGGCTAGGAACACGGCTCTTGAGGCTTGTTCAAATGAGTGGTGCTTGTGGGTAGACGCTGACGATGTGATGGCCGAGGATGGGGCGAAGGTTGTCGAGGAGGCTATTGACCTTGCCATTCAAAAAGACGCTCACCTAGTAGCGTTAAAGTACAATGTGGACAACGCTGGACTCATCCCCCTCCGAGAAGAAATCTCAAAGAAAGGCACTTGTAGTTGGAAGAATCGAGTTCACGAAATGCTGGTTTGCAAAGAGCCAAACAAGACGATTGGTGTGGATAAGATTTTTAGAATCCACAAGCCTCACGGATACAAGCCGGGAAGTGCCGAAAGGAACTTTAACATCTTGGCCGATACCCTTGCTCCAGCCGCAAACTCTCTCTACTACCAAGCCCAAGAGTATTTCCTATCTGGTCAGAACGAAAAGTGCATTGATTCAAGTATGCGAGCGTTGTCTTTCCCAGACCTTGAGGACACGCTTCGCTATGATGTGCTTTGCAACTTAGGTAGGATTGTCCCAGAAAACGAGAGGCTTTCTTACCTTGGGCAAGCCATATCTCTGCAACCAGACCGCCGAGAGGCTTATTTTTACATAGCAAATCATTGGTCGGGCAAGGGAAGCTGGATTAAAGCTTATGGAGCAGTTCGAGCTTGTATGGCCTTGCATCGCCCCAAAGCCCACTACTGGAACTTAGTAGAGGCGATTTACAATTGGCAAGCGATGGATTTATACGAGACTGCCTCGGTGTGCGTAGGCGAGACTAGCGAAGCTGAAAAGATTAGGAAGATGCGACCAGCCCCAAAAATTAGCATTGTTCACGCCACTAGAGGAAGGCCACAAGTCGCTTGGCAGAGGCGGTGGATGTGGCTTTCACTAGCTCAAAATCCATTAGAAATTGAATGGTTGTTTATGGTAGATCATAATGACCCAATCGACTACACCCCCCACCAAGCCATTAGGTGTAATCCCAGCGGTATGATTAACGCTTGGAACGCAGGGGCAAAAATAGCCAAAGGGGACATTGTTATTCAAATGAGCGATGATTGGACACCACCCCGCCATTGGGATGCCCTAATTTTGAACGCTATTGGGGATACAACGCAAGAGAAAGTGCTGGCAGTATCAGATGGGCTACGGCAAGATAAACTGCTTTGTATGGCTATTCTGACGCAATCTAGGCTCAAGAAACAAGGCTATATGTTTCACCCCGACTACCAAGACTCGGACGGCATCTATTCAGACAACGAGTTCACGGATAGAGCCTACGCAGAACAAGTCGTGATTGAGGCTAGACAAATCCAATTTAAGCACGATAACCCTATGTTTAATGGCGGGCAACCAGACGAGCAATTAAAAAACCACAACAAGCCGGAGTTCTACGAGAAAGGAAAAGCAATCTATGAAAAGCGCAAAGCAAATAATTGGATGTAGGAAAGAAAAAAGCGGGGAGAATACCAAGGGGCTTGGTATAATTAGATTTGGCAAGTCTCGCCCTGACCCCACCAAGTATGTGAAGGTTAATATCACCTATGACGAAAAAGCAGAGAAAGATTTGTATGAGTGCGGGATGATTGCGTTAAAGCACGACAAGGAAGCTGTCATTCAAT